GGAAGCCAATGGTGTTGTTTACGATACTAAGACAAAGGGATTCATTCCATCTATTTTGGAAAAATGGTTTGCTGAGCGTGTAGACTATAAGAATCTTAAAAAGAAATATGAGAAAGAAGGCGATGCTGAAAAAGCAGAATACTTTGATAGATTGCAGTTAGTTACTAAGATTCTATTAAATTCATTCTATGGAGTATTAGGTAACGCAGGTTTTCGATTCTTTGATCCAGATAACGCTGTTGCCATTACTAGTACTGGTCAGCAGTTGATTAAGTTTACAGCCGATATCGGCAATCAATATTATAAAAAAGAGTTAGGAGTTGAAAAGGATTACTGCATTTATACTGATACAGATTCAACATTCTTTTCATCATTACCTATTATAGAAAAGCGATTTCCTAATTTTGATGTTACAGATGAACAATGGATGGCAGCTCGGACTATTGAAATAGCTAGTGAAGTGCAATCATTTATTAACAAGTCATATAATGTATACGCTGAAAAGTTTCATAATGTACAGAGTCATCGATTTGATATCAAACAGGAGTTTGTAGCCAAAGCTGGTATATGGATTGCCAAAAAACGATATGCCCAATGGTTAATTAATCAGGAAGGTCATACAATATCTCGTTTGGATGTTAAAGGTCTAGATGTTGTACGATCAAGCTTCCCTCCGGCATTTCGTAAATTTATGGCCGAAGTTCTTAAAGATATTTTAAATGATATTGATAAAACCACTTTGGATGATAAGATCTTGAAATTTAAAGAACATATGAAAACATTGCCATTAATAGATGTAATGTTTCCGATAGGTGTTAAAGAGGTTAGTAAGTTTACTGATAAACGATCAAAGCCATTTGCACTTAGACCCAAAGGTACGCCGGTACATGTTAAAGCAGCTTTGAATTACAATGACTTGTTACGTCATAACGATATAAAGTCTGTGAGAGAAATTATCAACGGCGAAAAAATAAAATGGACATATCTACGTAATAATGCATTAGGACTAGAGCAGTGTGCGATGAAAGGATATGATGATCCAGATGTTATTGTAAAGATTATATCTACATATATCGATTATGATAAAGTATTTAAGTCAGCATTTCAAAATAAGTTAAATGACTTCTACGGTGCAATGAACTGGGGGTCTATTCCAGAAAATAATAATGTTGGAAAATTCTTTTCATTTGGTTAGGTTTTTTAATAGTTTGTATTTATATTATAACAAATTAATAAGTTATATATGTACGGTGAACAGTATTGGTATGGTAAAGAGGTCGAAGGTCGATACTCTGACATTGAAACAGTTTTTGTGAGAAGTAAACTTCCAGACGATTTTAATATGTATCCACATGTCTATTTTACAATAGAGTATGTACGTGAAATGATTAAAGAAAATGATTGGGATACAGTTCATTTAATTCTTAAGACAAATCAAATTGTGACAATTGAAGCTACTGCGGATACGTTAGATTACGTGCCCCCATCTGTATTCAATCGGGCGCATATTATTTATCGTATTCCTGATAAACATCTTGCTAAATTAAAGAAAACAGATACATTATCAATTGACTCTGGCTGGTACAGAGTACATCAAATTATGAAATGCAATTTGATGGAAATTACTCCTGATGATTATAAATTTGACAGATTAAAATAATGAAAAGAAACGTATTTTATTTTGGACTTGAACCGTTAAAGGCTCGATATACATATCAGTTGTGTAATGAATGGATGCCTAAAACATTTGAACAATATGCAGATCGATTAAACTTTATTCCAATCGACGGCGTGTTTGATGCTGATCAGGAAATTAAAGTCGGTGCTGTGCTAGATGCTATCGGTAGAGGTAAGTATAGTTTAACACAATGTGAGAACTTTCTTAAGTTGATATACGAAGGACAGGTAAAGGATAATGATATTATCTTTTTACAGGACTATTGGACTCCTGGGTTAGATGCCATATGGTATGCTTTGGATTTATACAATATCAAAGTTAAAGTGTATGCCATGTTGCATGCACAGTCAGTTGATGAGTATGATTTTACATATCCAATGACCAATTGGATGCGCCATTATGAACTAGGATTGGATCAACGTATGACTGGTATATTTGTGGGAAGTTCAATACATAAAGAACAGTTACGAGCTGCCGGATTCAAAGCTCCTATACATGTTGTATCATTACCAATTCATAAACAAGCTACATTGGATATATTACCAGAATGGCAGTCTATGCAGAAAAAAAATGTAATTGTATATTCTAGTCGGTTTGATAAAGAAAAGAATCCATTCTTTATGTTAGAAGTAGCAGAAAAGTTTCTAGATGCTAATACTAATTATGAATGGCATGTGACTACATCAGGTAAAGAATTTAGAAGTATGTTACCTGGTGTTATAGACGCGATGAATGCATTAGCTAAGCACCAGCCGAGATTTAAAATGCTTAGCGGATTAACAAAACAAGAATATTATACAGAACTAGCGACATGTAAAGTGCAATTCAATACATCATTACAAGATTATGTATCATGGACTGTAATCGAATCAACTGCTTTCGGCGCTGATATTGTGTTTCCTAACTTTAGATCATTTCCAGAGTTTATTGAGGCTAGTAGATTGTATAAGCCATTTGATGTACAAGATGCTTTATTAGTATTACATAACGTATTAACTGATACTAAAACTCATTATGATATTGTAGATCGATCTGACTTGGGCAGACAAATGGAAGGATATATTGTTGCTAATGATTTCAATAAAGAAATTTGTATATGGCATGAGGCAGAGTATTGTAAAGCTCTTATAAAGCAAGAAATTAAAAATAATTAATTAGGTAGATATTAATGAAGAATTTGATTTACTATCCGTCATTATCAGCAGGTGGTTGTGCCGGTGATTTTAAAAATAACAAGGAAGTAAAGCCTGGACTCACCAGTCGATTCTATTCAAAAGAATTTCCAGATCCATGGCGTCATCCATATTTTCTGATCACAGCTGGACACCATTATAAATGGATGGATGCTCGTCAGCGATATGGTTTAGAAGATGATGTAATGGTATTGGGAGATTCTGGAGGATTCCAATTAGCAACTGGTGCTATTAAATGGGATCCGTCTTTCAAAAAGACTATTTTTGATTGGCTCGAAACAAATTGTGATCTAGGAGTTAATTTAGATATTCCGCCGCGAGTAAAATATGATGGCAAGTTCTATGAATGTTTAGATATCAGTTATGATAATTTTAAATATTTTAATGAACACCAAACTGGTAAATGCAAATTCTTAAATGTTATACAAGGTAATAACGTTAGTGAGTATGATATCTGGTATCAGCGTGTAAAGGATTTTGAATTTAATGGTTGGTGTATTGGAGGTACTCAAAAAGGTATAGCATTGTTTATGGCCGCATTAGTGCCGTTGTTACAACATAGAGAATTTGAAAAGGCCCGTAACATGTATGTACACGTGTTAGGAATTTCTAAAATATCAGATTTCTTTATGTTAAGCTTCTTCCAGAAGATGGTTAACAAGTATTTTGGCGGTAGGATTCAGATATCAACTGACTCGAGTTCACCCGGCCAATATCCAGTGTATGGTACTTATTTGCATTCACCTCAGTTAACTAAGATGACATTTACGCATTTGTATTTTCCAAAAGGCGAAAATCTTCCGTATAATGCTGATGACTTAGTCCCAAATCCATATGGACATCCAGTTAGTGAAGGATTTACATTTGGTGAGGTTGCAAACTACAAAGGTGATGTGACCATGAAAATGACTTTGAATAATTTGTTTGTGTATAACGAAACAGTTAAGCAAGTAGAACAAATTGTACAATGTCATAATGAATTATTACAAACGGTTGTACCAACGGATTTTTATAATATATTAATGAGTATGGAAGAGATGTTTCAGAATCCAGATCAGGCTTTACATATCTATGAAAAGAACTTACAATTGTATAGCAAGTATGGTGGTACAACAAATGATCTAGTTAATAACAGTATAATTACGCAATTCTTTGAAATATGAAAAAAACAGATTTATTAAATTTTATTAGCCGATATCATCTGGCAGGTGCTACTACTTCCGTTAAATGGAATGCATCCGCGGGTAAAGTGCAAACGGCATTTATTACAGATGACCAAAATGTCATCGGTCATGTATCGAGTGATATCGATATGGGTGAAAATATATTGGGGGTATACGCAACACCGCAATTGGTAAAAATGTTATCGGCAGTATCTGAAGATCTGCAAATGACTGTTAACAGTGCTAACGAAAAAGCTGTTAGTGTTGATATTAATGATTCTGATGTTAACATGACATTTATGTTAGCAGATCTATCAGTTATACGTCAGGTTCCAGAACTTAAGCAATTACCAGACTGGAATATGAAAGTTAATATCGATAAAGATTTTATTGGTAAGTTTATTAAAGCTAAAAATGCATTGCCAGAGTCAGAAAATTTTGGAGTACAATGTAATGGTAGTAAAGTAGAATTTATTATTAATTACTCATCAATTAATACTAGTCGTATTAAATTTGATATGACAGTGTCTGATAGTAAAGACATGTCAGTGGTATGTTTTTCTAGCAATCTCTTTAAAGAAATTTTACAGGCAAATAAAGATGCCGAGTCTGGAGAAATTGAAGTTTCGGCCGCTGGATTGGCTCGAGTATCATTTAGGGCAAAAACGTATTCATCAACATATTATCTTGTACAATTACAGACGGCCTAATGAAAATACGATTTAAAAAATTATCGCGTAATGCAGTAACGCCAAGCTATGCAAAGCCTGGAGATGCTGGAATGGATATGACATCTGTTACACATTTAACAGATACGGCTAATCAAACAGTTAATTATCATACAGGTATTGCTGTGGAAATTCCTAAAGGATATGTTGGATTGCTGTTTCCACGTAGCTCCGTATATAAGACAGATTTGATATTATCAAATTGCGTAGGCGTTATTGATTCTGGGTATCGTGGAGAAATTGTATTTAAATATAAAATGCCTCCTAATACATATTATCCATCATTGAAAAGATTTGATGATGGCGATCGTGTAGGGCAGTTAATTATTATTCCGTATCCAGAAATAGAAATGGAAGAAGTAACTGAACTAACAGATTCAGAACGTGGTGAACAAGGATTTGGTAGTACTGGTAAATAAAATAAGTTATGTTTAATACACAAGAAAATACACTTTGGGTTGAGAAATTTAGACCCGCTACATTAGATGGATATGTTGGTAACGAACATATCATTGAAAAAGTAAAACTATATTTAGAAAGTGGCGATGTGCCGCATTTACTATTTTACGGACAGGCCGGTACAGGTAAAACAACTCTAGCAAAGATTATTGCCAATAATATTGATGCAGATGTAATGTATATCAACGCATCAGATGAAAACAATATCGAGACGGTTAGAACTAAAATTAAAAACTTTGCTAGTACAGTTGGATTCCGTAGATGGAAGATTTGTATATTAGATGAAGCAGATTATATGACGCCGAATGGTCAAGCTGCGTTACGCAATCTAATGGAGACATTTAGTAAGACGACAAGATTTATTCTTACATGTAATTATGTAGAAAAAATTATTGATCCAATACAAAGTCGCTGCCAAGTGTTTGCGATTGAGCCACCTAGTAAGGCCGAAGTAGCTAAACGTATAGTTTCTATTCTAACAGATTCCAATGTAGAATTTGATAAAAAAGATTTAGTTACTGTAGTCAATTCCGGATATCCAGATATCCGTAGAATACTAAATTCATGTCAGCGTCAGGTAATTAACGGTACATTGAAAATTGATAATGCCAGTTTAATACAAGCCAACTACATGACTAAGATTGTGGAGTTACTGGCTCAGCCTGATTCTAAAAAAGAAGCATTTACTCAAATACGTCAATTGATTGCTGATAGCAAAGTTAGAGATTTTACATCATTATATAAGTTTTTATTTGATGAGGTCGATAATTATGCAAAAG